GCATCCGTTGCTGCAAGAGCAACTACTTTAAGTGCTGCGGCAACAGCAAGTTTTGCTGATTTAGCAAGTAATGTACGTAACCTTTCTATTTCAGGATCTGGAGCTATATCAGGTTCATTATTAGTCACAGGAAGTTCAGCTCTGGCAATAAGAGTTAGTGGTAGTACGGCTTTAACAGGTAGTATTTTCCAAACAGGATCATTTAATGTAACAGGTAGTAGCATGTTATCTGGATCCCTAAGTATTACTGGTAGTACAAATATAATTGGTGCCGTAAGTTCAAGTGATACGGGTAGATTTAAGAGTTTAGGTATTAATGTTGCCCCTTCAGGAGTAGCAGGAGCTATATTAGCTACTAATGATGTTGTAGCATTTGCCTCTTCAGATGAAAGATTAAAGGAAAATTTAGAACCGATTGGAAGTGCAATTGAAAAAGTAGAACAAATAACAGGATATACTTATAATTGGATTCCTATGGAAGATATTCACGTATATGGCAATATGAAAGATATAGGTGTACTTGCACAAGATGTAGAAAAAGTATTACCTGAAATAGTATCAGATAGAGAAAATGGATATAAAGCAATTAAATATGATAGATTAACAGCTGTGTTAATCCAGGCAGTAAAAGAATTATCTAATAGAGTTAAAACTTTAGAAAATAAATAACATAGTTATTTAATTTTAGTTAAAAAAAGGAGAACATTTGTTCTCTTTTTTGTTTTCATATACATGTTAAATATTTATATATAAATAAAAACGTTATGGCAATTAAAGAAACAAAGGTAACAAACGAGGAGTTAAAGGAATTAGAAGATTTCCAACAAAACATTAATGTTATAACCTATCAATTAGGACAATTAACATTAAAAAAATTAAACATTAATGAAGAAGAAGATGTTTTAAAAACAAGATATAAACAACTTCTTTTAGAAGAAAAAGAAATAGGAGATAAATTAAAAGAAAAATATGGTGATGCATCAATTGATTTAAAAACAGGTGCAATAACCAATAATTAATAATATTTTTAAAATTCTCTTATATATTTATTATTGATAAAATAAATTATTACAATGGCTGAAACATTATTATCCCCAGGAGTTTTAACACGTGAAAACGATCAATCACTTGTTACACAAGGGCCTGTAGTAGCAGGACTAGCAATTCTAGGTCCTACAGTAAAAGGTCCAGTAAATATCCCAACAGTAGTTACTTCATATAGTGATTACGTAAATAAATTTGGTGGATCATTTACAAGTGCAAGTATAAAATATGAATATTTAACAAATATTTCAATTAATAACTACTTCCAACAAGGAGGTGAAACTGCAGTTGTTACTAGAATTGTATCAGCTTCATATGCACCCGCAAGTACAGAAGTAAGAGCAATTATGCATGCTGATTCTGCATCATTTACATTAGAAACCTTATCAGAAGGTGATATAATGAATAACTCAGGTAGTGTATCTACAAGTGGTTCATTAGTAAATGGTTCAACAGAAAATGTAAGATATGAAATTGCAAATGTTGATTCAGGAAGTGGTACATTTAATTTATTAATTAGAAGAGGGGATGATACTACAAATAGAAAAACAATATTAGAATCTTGGACAGATTTATCATTAGATCCTAACTCAACAAATTATATAGAACAAGTAATTGGTAACCAAAGACAAAATTTTGATACTGATGGTGACGGAAATAGATTTGTACAAGTTACTGGATCTTATTCTAACAATAGCCGTTTTGTAAGAGTATCTTCAGTAGGTTCACCAACATTAGATTATTTAGATAGTGATGGTAATTTTAAATCAGCACTTACTTCATCATTGCCTCAAATAGGTAGTGGTTCAAATCAAGGAGCATTTACAGGAGGAGCAGGTAGCGTATTTGGAAAAGGTGCTAATGGAAATACAAGATTAAAAATGTATGATGAAATAGATGTTTCTTCAATTCAAGGATTAGAAGCAGCTTACTATACAGCATCATTAGACTTATTAAAAAATACAGATGAGTATGATTTTGAAATACTAACCATACCAGGTGTAACAATCCATAATGGAAACGTTGCTGCAAATTCAGCAATTGATTGTGTTACACAAAGAGGTGATGCTATAGCAATAATTGATACTAGAAATTATGGTTCAACATTAAGTCAAGCAGTAACTTCAGCAGCATCGGTTGATTCAAGTTATGCTGCTACTTATTGGCCATGGGTTCAAGTACTAGGAACTGAAACTGGTAAATTAGTTTTTGTACCGGCTTCAACAGTAATGCCAGGAGTATATGCTACAAATGATAGATTAGGTGCTGAATGGTTTGCTCCAGCAGGATTTAATAGAGGTGGTGTAGGTGGTGTAATAACTACTGAAAGAAAATTATCACCGGCAGATAGAGATAAATTATATTTAGCAAAAGTTAACCCAATAGCTCAATTCCCAGGAAATGGAACAGTAGTATTTGGTCAGAAAACATTACAAACTGCATCAACTGCTTTAGATAGAGTAAATGTTAGAAGATTATTAATTGAACTAAAAAGAGTAATTGGTGATATTGGAAACACATTATTATTTGAGCAAAATACAGCAGCTACTAGAAATAGATTTATAAACCAAGTAAATCCATTCTTAGAATCTATCCAACAAAGACAAGGATTATTTTCTTATAGAGTAGTAATGGATGATACAAATAATACAGCTGAAGTGATTGATAGAAATCAAATGGTAGGACAAATATTTATCCAACCAACTAAAACGGCTGAATACATTATATTAGACTTTAACGTAACACCAACGGGAGTTGAATTCTAAAAAATAAAAAAGGCAATATTTATAATAAACAATAGAAAATGGCAGTATTAGACCCTAACGAAATAATGTTCACCGCCTTTGAACCAAAAGTTCAAAATAGATTTATACTCTACGTTGACGGTGTACCAGCATACTTAATTAAAAATGCAACGGCACCCGGATTTGAATCAGGTGAAATCATTCTTGATCACATGAATGTGTATAGAAAAATAAAAGGAAAAGTCAGATGGAATGATATGACTTTAGGTCTATATGATCCAGTAACTCCATCAGGAGCTCAAGCTATAATGGAATGGGCTAGATTAGCACACGAGAGTGTAACTGGTAGAGATGGATATTCAGATTTCTATAAAAAAGATTTAACATTAGATATATTAGGTCCAGTAGGAGACGTAGTAAGCGAATGGGTTATCAAAGGAGCTTACGTTAAAACTGCTACATTTGGTGAGTATGATTGGTCAGCTGATGCAGCTATCAATTTAGATATCACTATTGCAATGGATTATTGTATATTAAACTTTTAATTACCCAACCCTCCATACCTTTGAGAATGGTGCCTATTTTGGCACCATTTTTCTTTTTTATATATTTATATCCGTAAAAAAATAAGTTATTAAGTATGGAAGAAAAAGTTACAGAATCAAAATTTAAGTTCCCAACCGAAACAGTTGAATTACCTTCTAAAGGATTAATTTATCCTAAGGATAACCCATTATCTTCTGGTAAAATAGAAATGAAGTATATGACTGCTAAAGAGGAAGATATTTTAACTAATGCTAACTACTTACAAAAGGGTACAGTATTAGATAAATTACTAGAATCTTTAATAGTATCTAAAATAAATTATAACGATTTAATTTTAGGAGATAAAAATGCTTTATTAATAGCTGCTAGAGTATTAGGTTACGGTAAAGATTATGAATTTACATTACCAAATAATCAAAAAGGTACAGTTGATTTATCATTACTAAATGATAAAAATTTAGATACTAAAGATTTAAAAGAAGAAGGTATAAATGAATTCGAATTTACTTTACCACATTCAAAAACTACAATTACTTTTAAATTACTAACACATAGTGATGAAAAAACAATTGATAGAGAACTTGCAGGACTGAAAAAAATTAATACTGAATTAGTTCCTGAAGCAACTACAAGATTAAAGTATACAATTACTTCAGTAGATGCTAGTAGAGAAAAAAAGGATATTAGAGAGTTTGTAGATAATTATTTGCTAGCTAGAGATGCTAGAACATTACGTGAAGAAATTCGTAGAGTTTCACCTGATGTTGAACTTAAATACTATGGAGAAGATGTAGAGGAGGCCATCAATATTCCCATAGATATTACCTTTTTTTGGCCTGACATCAAAATATAGAGCAGATTTATTTAGGCAAATCCATGAAATAGTATTTCATGGGCAAGGTGGTTATGACTGGCACACGGTTTATACTATGCCTATTTGGCTTCGAAACTTTACTTATAAAAATTTAGAAGAACATTATAAAAAACAAGAGGAAGCACGTAATAAACAATCAAATACACTTAAAAACGATTCAAAAGTACATAGACCTGATATAAATCCATCTAACGTGTATAATAGCTCAATGCCTACCAAAAAGTAGGCATTTTTTATATTTATATATGATAAATTATACTAAATGGCATCACAAGCAGAATTAAATAGAGCCAAAGAACTTTTAAAAATTAATAAAGATCTTTCTAATCTTAGGAAAGGAGACGTAAATGTTTCATTTTCTGCTACTGAATCTTTAAAAGAACTTTATGGTATAAGATCAAAAAACTCCGAAGCAGAAAGAGAATCATTAAAAACTGCTAGATCAGTAAATGATGCTTTATTAAACCAATCTAAAACTTATTCAAGTATTAACCAACTTCAAAGAGAAGTAGTTAAAAATCAAAATGTTTTAAATAGGTCATTAATAAACCAAACTAGTATTGAAGACCAACTTGGAACTAAAAGAGTTGAAAAAATTAATAAATTAATAGCGAAACAAGGAAACTTTTTAGATCAAGAAAAAAAGATTACTAAATTAAGAGCAGAAAGATTTAAATTAAAAGGAGAAGAATTAGATGAAAATAGACTATCCACTAAAACATTAATAGGAGATCTTTCAGTAGACCAAGATAAATTTGATAACCAAGTTCAATTTTTATCAGCCACAGAAAAAGAGTTACTTTTCTCTAAAATAGCCACTACTGAATTAGAAAAAAGTAATGATTTAAGAGCTGCAGCATTAAAACAAGTAGATAAAGCATCTGAATTTTTACAATTACTAGGCCAAATTCCAGGTTTTGGAGTAGTTGCTACACAAGCATTAGAAAGATTAACTGATAAAGCCCAAGAAGCCATTGAAAACCAGGATGAATCTTTTTCTAGAAGAAAAGCAGCTCTTGAATCAGTCTCAGAATCAATTGGTGCTATTACAAGCTCATTTAATACATTAATAGCTGTATCTGCATTAGTTGTAAGTCAATTTAGTAAATTAAATACTCAAGCAGTTGAATTTAAAAGATTAACAGGAGAATCTATTCAAGGATTTAATGTTCTTAGTGATGGATCTTTAGTTAGTATTATAGATAGGTTTGAAACAATAAATCAATTAACACAACAATTTGGATTTAATGCCCAAAGAGCTTTTAGTAATGATAATATACAAGAAGCTACTGAATTAAGAGAACTAATGGGCCTTTCAGCAGAATCTGCAGGAAGATTTGCCTTTTTCACCCAAGCTTCTGGTGATAGTTTAGAAATAGCCGCAGCAAATGCATTTGCGGGAGTTGATGCTGCTTTTTCTCAAAGAGAATTATTCGAACAAATAGGTTCTATTTCAGATTCAATTGCTATAACATTTGATGGTAATTTAGAGGCAATGATAGGTACTGCTAACGCAGCTAAAAGATTAGGATTAAATCTTCAACAAGTAGATCAAATAGCATCTGGATTATTAGATATTGAATCTTCTATTGCTGCCGAATTTGAAGCAGAAGTTATTTCTGGAAAACAAATTAATTTAGAGAGAGCAAGATTTTTTGCTTTAACAAATGATTTAGCTGGTGTAACAGAAGAAATAGGAAAGAATCAAGAAATAATTAATTCTTTTGCTAGTGGTACAAGAATAGAACAAGAAGCAATTGCTGGTGCTTTAAACTTATCTAGAGATGAAATATCTAAAATGATATTTGATCAATCTATTTTAAATGGTATGACAGCTGAAGAAGCTCGTTTAAAATCAGGAATAAGTATAGAAGATGCTAAAAGATTAACTTTACAAGATCAAATAACTAAATCTGTAGAAAAACTAACAGTAGGTTTAGCTGGAATATTATCAATATTGGCAAATATAGTTGATAATTCAGCAGCCTTTGGTGCAATTTTAGGAGGTATAGCAGGTATAGGCCTTATGAAATTAATAACTCAAATGGGACAATTTGCTTTACTTACAGGTATTGCTAGTGGTCCCGCTGGGATTGCTGCTATGCTTGTAGGAGGTGCTATATTAGGAGGAGTTGTTAATTCTATAATAACAAAAGCACAAAATGCGGGTGATGCAATTATTCCTGCAGGTAGAGGACCTATTATATCAACTAGAGAAGGTGGGTTAATACAAGGAACAGCAAATGATGATATTATAATGGCTCCAGGTATTGCTAGAGGAGGAGAAAGAAATGCTGGGTTATCATCTAGCGATATTAATGCCATCGCAAAAGCAGTAAGAGACGGAGCATCACAAGCACAAATTAACTTAGACGGTGGTAGGGTATCAAATAGATTACAACCGTCGTTAGCAGTTAATACAAGGAAGTATTCAATATAAAATATTTATAATAAACAAAAATTAAAATTATGGCAATTTTAGGAACACAAATAACATCTACTTTAGGTACAAAAGGTGAAACACAAAATAATTTAGGTAAATTAATTGACTCTAAATTACATGATCAATATTCTATTAATGGTAACCCAAATATAGATAATAGACCAGCTCCATCAACATTAGATTTAGATGGTAAAACCCCTTCAAAATACGTAGATAACTTACCAGGATAATGTTAAAAGACCTAACATCTGATCTTCAAAGTCTAAAGTACAGTAAAGATATTAGAGGTGGTGGTTTTTCAGGGCAACCTTTTATAAAAAGGACTGCCCCTACTACTACTGACCAACTAAATTCTTTATCTACAGAAGCTCTTAGTTTGGATTACCCAATTAGAGGTGGTTCATATGAAGAACTTGCTGCTAGAGAAGACTTTGCTAGGATTGATAGGTTTTTATTATCTTACCCACAAGGTAAAGCATTTTTAGATAAACAAAAAGGATTAATGTTTTCTAATCCTAATATAGAGTCAGGTAAATCAGGTGGTTTTTCAAATACTAGAGCATATAGTGATGGAAGAAACTTAATGACGCAGATCGCTGAAGGAGGAACTGGTTTTCATCACCCAAATGCAGGAACAACTGTTCAAGATTTAGAATTTGCACAAAACAAATATGAATATGTTGTTTCTCATAAATCTACAAAACAAAATAGGTTAGTTAGCTTAACTACTTTTAAAATTAATAATAGAGCTACAGGTGAAGGCCCTTTTGATAGTGCTATAGCAAGTGATTTAGGGATTAATACATTTAATGATGGAGAATTATTTTTCTATGTAGGTGGGCCAGGTTCTGTTTATGGATTAGGAAGTACAATAATTAAGAGAGCTACAAATAGTTTAGGTGCCCCTATTAATACACAAAATGCTCCAACATTTATAGGATCTAATTTTACAAGAGATGTAAAAGGTAATATTATTCAAGCTAGACCTATAGCAGAAATTAATTTCTCTAATTTATTAGGATTATCTTCTGTATTTAATATTACCGATAGTGATAATGGCATAGAAAATGGAGATATAGGTACTTTAGCTCAACAAAATTCTGGTGATTATATTAGAGCAAATAGAAACCCAAACCAAGATGTTGTATTATTTAATAACTTTATGGGTTATGATGCAATTAGAAGAAGACAACAATCATTACCTGGAACTTTAGGAGTTACCGATTTTAGAAATGATGTACTTGATTCAAGTGGTATAGCTAAAAGTGATTATACTAATAATAATATTACTACTAGAGTTGGTATAGGAAATCCTGGAGCTAGACCTGCTAACCTAAGAACAAATATAAATGATGTATTTGCAAGTGGACAAGATTTAATTAATTTACAAGATATTGAACCTAGGAGTGATGCAGATGGTACAGGTAGGTTTCCAAAAGATTTAATTAAATTTGCTTTTGAAACTATTAATAATGATCAAGTTGATACTACAACAGCAACATTTTTTAGAGCATTTTTAACAGGATACAATGATAGTCATAGTGCCGAATGGGCAGCAAATCGTTATACAGGTAGAGGAGAAAACTTTTATACATATCAAGGATTTGATAGAGTAGTTAATTTTAATTTTAAAATAGCTGCACAATCAAAACAAGAAATGAGATTCTTATATAGAAAATTAAATTATTTATTATCTACTTTATACCCAGATTATAATTCATCAGGGTTTATGAGAGGTAATATTACTAAATTAACTATAGGTGATTTATTCGTTAGAACACCGGGTATATTAGAATCATTACAATTAAGTGTTGATGATCAATATGCTTGGGAAATAGCAATGGGTGATGAAAGTACAGATATGTTAGAAACACCACAAATAATGGATATAGGTGTTCAATTTAAACCAATACTTAATGTCTTACCAAAAACTGGTGCAGATTCAGCTATACTATTAACAAATCCAAGAAATAAATATTTTACAGCACTCCCAACTTCAGCAATAACACCTAGGGGTATAACTACACCATCAATAACAGCACCAATATTTACAGGAGATTAATATGGCAAGAAGATACGAGAACATAGGAACATACACTACAGATAATGGTAAAGTAATTTATTTACCAACTAAATATCCTTCTGTTGCTACTTCAAATGATGATTTTTATATTATAGCTCAAGCTACAGATAGACTAGATTTAATAGCTAATGATTTTTTTGGTGATTCTACATTATGGTGGGTAATTGCAATGGCAAATGATTTACCTGGTGATTCACTATTTACACCACCTGGTTTTCAATTAAGAATACCTGGTAACTTAAGTAATGCTGTTCAAGAGTTTAACGATTTAAATTCTTAAAATGTTATGCAAAATTTCAAAAATATAGTAGGTTCAGGATTTCCAAACTACGTAGATACCCAATTAAAAAAAAGAGCTGAAATATTAAATACTCCTAATCGTAGTAATAATATTCTTCAATATTTAACTAATCGTAATGTTTGGTTTAGGTTAAGTTCTAGTGTTAATGTAGGAGGTTCTGATTCTTTAGCTAGAAACAATGTTTTACAAGGAGGAACTTTAAACAAAAATAGAACTATAAAAAAAGGATTTAATGAAACTTACAAAAAAGGTACAGATGATGATTTAGGTTTTAAACCTATGCCTGGTATTACTAATATGTCAATAGGTACAGGAGGTAAATGGCAAACATTAATGCAGGCAGACATAGAGTTTGTTTGTTATGATTTAGAACAATTAGATACAATGACTAAACTTTATATGAGTTTAGGATATACTGTATTTTTAGAATGGGGCCATTCAAATTATTTTACAACTAATAATAATGTAGAAAAATTTGAAACAAATTCTTCTACTATTACTAACTTTTTTAATTTTAGTGATAAAGATAAGTTATTAAAACAAGCTACTAAAGAAAGAGATAATAAAGATGGAAATTATGAATGTATGTTAGGTACAGTTTATAATTTTGATTGGACAGCTAATAATGATGGTTCTTATAATTGTAAAATACAAGTAATGGGTGCTGGTGGTATAGTTGAATCATTAAAAATTAATACTTCTAGTGGTGTTAATTTTAATAATTTAATAGATGATGAGGATACTAATGCGGATTTTGCCTCAGATTTAGAAAATGTACTTACTACATTAAAAAAATTCTTTGAAGATAATTCGGGAGTAGTAAAAAAAGCTAAAACTGAATTTCAATCTAATACGGGAACAGTAATTGATGATAGAGTTGGAGGATTATTTAAAGAAATTCCACTTAGTCATGAAGGAACCATAATTGAAAATAATAAAGAAACTTTAACTACTTATGGAGCTCTTTTAAATAGAATATATGA